AAGGGACCCGACCCCTTTTTCTGATATCTCCATGAACAGTCATGACTCGGTTCAAGACTCTTGTGAAACGCTTGCAATGATTGGGGTTGGCGTTGAACAGCCTCGGTTGGTTACGCCGACTGGGGCGTTTGGTTCTTACTCGGCTTTGGTGGGGGCTTGGAGTGAGGCGCATCTTGGTCGCACGTTGTTTCCTTGGCAGTTGACCGCGCTCGATGGTGCGCTTGAACATGATGAGGATGGCAACTTTGTTTCGAGTACGGCTCTGATCAGTACCGGGCGTCAGAACGGCAAGACGACAATGTTGTCGGCGCTAGTGGGGTTTTGTCTTACGGAACTTCCGCGCATTTGGGGACGGCCAGTGCGGATTATGTCAACGGCGCACGAACTGGGTTTGGCAACGGAAGTCTTTGAGGACTTGCGCGAAGTATTCGAGCTGCTTGAAGAATCAGGGTTGGCAAAAGTGACGTGGGCATACGGCAGGCATCAAGTCAAGATGCTCGACGGGTCTGTTTACAAAGTCAATAGCGCGACAGGCAAAAAGCATGGTGGCACTTGGGACATTCTGATCGTGGACGAACTGTGGGCCATCAGTGAAGCAACTTACTTCGGCGCATTAAAGCCATCGCAAATTGCTGTGCCATCTCCACTGGCGTTTCTTGTCTCCACCGCTGGTGATGAATCGTCCCGGGCGTTTCTGAAATTGCGCGAGCAAGCGCTAGGCGTCATTGACTCGGGCGAACGTTCCGATCTGTTTATGGCTGAATGGAGTTTGGAAACTGGCGTGTCACCTGATGACCAGAAATACTGGGGACAGGCGAACCCTAGTTTGGGCAGAACAATTACCTTGAAGGGTTTACAGGCCGCAGCCGAATCACCTGATCGAGCGCAGTTCCTTCGAGCGCACTGCAACCTGTGGGTCGCTGCAGCGAACTCTTGGATTAACCCGGGCGAATGGGCGAAGCGTTATACCACAAACCAAGACCTAGTTGGTGGCAATACTGTTCTTGCTGTGGATAGTTCTGTGGATGACTCAAAGTACGTCGGCATCCTTTGTGGCTTGAACAGTGACGGCGACATTGTGGCCAGCGTGGCGTTCACTTGCGAGACGAACCGCGCCATGTGGCGACACATCGAGCGTCTTATGGAGGACGACCCGAAACTGAAATTGGCTATTACCCCGACGCTTGACCTTCACACTCCTGAGCCGTTAATCCGTCGGCGTTCTTTGTGGGGTTATGCAGAGATGATCAAGTACACAGGTCTAGTGAAGTCAATGATTACTGAGGGACGGTTGCTTCACACTGGTGAGGAGATGCTTGCCGAACACGTCAACAGGGCGACCCTTGTCAAAGCAAACGGAAGCGTCGTTCTCAGTTCACAGAAATCACCCGGGCCAATTGAGTGCGCTCGCTGTCTCGTTGCAGCTGCTTCGCTGGTGTCTCGCCCGGGTCAATCAGGTCGCGCAATGATGGGTTCAGCAAGGTAGTTGCATTTGCAACAAGTTTGTGCGAGACTCCGCCCGTGGGATTCTTCACTCCAAAAGTTACGACGGCACAGATTAGTTCTGCACCCGTAAAGGCTGCCGCTGGCGCTGGCGCTGCACAGATTAACGACTTCCTTGCTTATACCACAGGCGCGGCTGAACAACGCGCATTGCAGAACCCAACCGTGTCACGCTCGAAAGACCTTTTGGCTTCCATGATTGGGTGCCTAGAGATGCGCCACTACTCAAAGCAGTGGACAGGCGAACGCTACGAAGAAATTTATTTGCCGTTAGAGCCTTGGATGGAACAACCTGATCCGAAAGTCACGCGCAACTTTTTCTATTCGAATATTTTTAGTGACCTTTTCTTCTATGGCCGCGCTTTTGCCTTCGTGACTAGCAGATACTCGACAGGGTTGCCAGCGTCTTTCACTTGGCTCCCTGCAGCGATGGTGACTACGCCGAATCAGACTGGCCCACAGTGGTTCGGCCCTTCTGATGTTGTGCAATTCAACGGCATTGACATTGGCGACACCAATGACGTCATTCAGTTCTTGTCCCCAATTCAGGGCTTGCTCTACCAAGGCGCTCGGGCGTTGTCAATTGCAACCCACCTAGATCAGGCTGCAGACCGCTACGCAACTTTGGAAACTGTGCCCGGCTATCTTCAGCAAAAGGGTGGCGAGACTCTTGACTCTGACAGCCTTAGCGAAATAGCAGCTGCATGGTCAGCGATGCGACGCCAAAACGCCATTGGTGCGCTCAATGATTATGTTGAGTTCAAAGAGTTCAAAGTTTCACCAGCAGAAGTAGTTGCCGAACAGCGCAAGTACCAGTCACTTGAAATTGCTCGCGTTTCTAACATTCCTGCCTATCTTGTTTCTGCTCCGCAGGAAGGCTCAGGCCTGACGTACACAAATGTGCAGGACAGCAACCGCCAGTTGTATTTGTACGGCGCAAAACCATTCATTGAATGCATCCAGCAGACACTTTCGGCCTCAAATGTTTTGCCAAGAAATCGCTATGTCAAATACGACATTGAGAATTATCTAGAAGAAGAAATGCAAGACGTCATGGTTGAACCATACGTTGACGTATCAGAAGAAAGCCAATCATGATCCACTTTGTAAATCTCCCCATCACGCTTGACGCTGCTGCTGGCGAGGACAGCCCCCGAACCATTACAGGCGTGGCTGTTCCTTGGGACACTCCAGCAGTGGTGTCAAACGGTCAGAAAGTCATGTTTAAGCGTGGCGCTTTTGACGTTAATCAAAAGGCACCCAAGTTGCTTGAAGGTCACGACATGAATCAACTAATTGGCATAGTTCCTGAACTTGTTGATGCCGATGAAGGTCTTTTATTCGTTGGACAATTTGCCAAGACGACTCGTGCCGACCAAGCAATTGAGTTAGTCAAGGCAACTGCTTATGATTCAGTGTCCGTAGGGGCTACCCCCGAAAAGTTCAAATACGACAAGAACGGTGTGATGGTTGTTAGTTCAGCCATCATCCACGAAATATCGCTTGTCGCAATTCCAGCATTCAAGGATGCTGTTATCACAGAAATCGCTGCATCTGATCCTGATGCAACCGAACCCACCCCAACAGATTCCGAGGAGGAACCAGAAGTGGCAACACAAGAAAACCCAGTGGTTGAGGTCGAGGCTTCAATCATTCCTACAACACCCATCTACGCAACCGCACGTCGTGAAGTAAAACTTCCAACCGCTGTTGAGTACCTTTCGGCAGCCATCTCAGGTGGCGACCAGTGGCGCGGAATGTCAGACGCACTTCGTGCAGCTGCACCCGACATTGTCACAACGGACACACCGGGCCTTTTGCCAACACCAATCATCTCACCTGTTTACAACAACTTCATTGGTCGTCGCCCAGTAGTTGATGCAGTTGGCGTTCGCGCACTCCCTGCCGGTGGCAAAGTGTTCATCCGTCCTGAAGTAACCACGCACACCACAATCGGTGCTTCAATCTCTGAACAGTCACCATCGCAAGGAACACTTGTTGTTTTTAACAACCAAGTCACCAAGCAAATTTTCGGTGGATATGTGAATATCTCAGAAGCCGATATTGACTGGAGTGATCCCGCTATCTTGTCAGTCGTTCTTGACGACATGGGCCGTATCTACGCCAACGCAACAGACAACTACGCAGCCGACCAATTGGCTACAGGTGCAACCACCACAAGCAACTTCACTGCAGCATCTGTTGATGATCCGTCTTACTGGGCAGAATGGGTTGCAAATGCAGCAGAAACCATCCTTTCCGCATCAAACGGCAACTTGCCAACGCATATGTTCATGAACCCATCAATGTGGGCCGAACTATTGAAGTTGTCCGACACTGCTGATCGTCCTTTGTTCCCACAGGTAGGCCCAATGAACGCATTTGGTAGCCTCGCTCCGGGTCAAGTAAACGGCAACGCCTTTGGGCTTCAGGTTGTTGTTGATCGCAACTTTAACGCTGCAACCACAATCATTGGTGACGCCACTGGTTACGAACTGTTCGAGCAACAGAAGGGCGCAATCAGCATTGACTCACCGTCAACACTGTCTCGCACACTTGCGTTCCGTGGGTACTTTGCAGCATTGATGATTGACTCAAGCAAGTTCGTCAAGGCTACTTTCGTCTGATAAAGACGAACTAGAAAGACTGCAAGACCATGGCTGTATTTAATCTCGCTTTTCATGCGCGACTAGACAACTATGCCATCTTGCAGACTTTTGTTGACACAGACATTCAGTCACAAGACTCGGTAGTTATCGCAGGTGCAGGACACAGCCTTAACGGCACGTTCACTGTGGTTTCTACCGAGCCTTACGATTTTATTGGCGTTTCAGATGAAGGCGACTTGCTCTTTGACTATGACGTCATCATGGAAAACCAGTTCATCTACGCCAGTTCAGGCGACAATCTTGAACGATCAGTTGCCACTGGCACAGTCACTTTCAGCCCTAGTTGCAGTTGGGTAAATTCCAGCGATGTCACCAGTTGGCTAGGCATCGAGGTCGCTACCGCTAATGACACCGCATTCATCGCTGTATGCGTCTCAGCGGCTAACTCTTGGGCGTTCCGCAAGCGTAGAGAGGCTGGCTACACAGACAGCCTTACAACGGCTCCTGACGGCGCAGCCAAACTAGGGACAATCATGTATGCAGCCACCCAATATCGCTCCCGTGGCGCTGTTGATGGCTACGCGTCTTTTGACTCAATGGGCATGGGCACCCCCACCATGTCGCTCGGTCAGATTATGCAGCTGCTTGGTTGCGGAAGGCCACAGGTCGCCTAATGGCTGCAACTGGCATTCTTTATGAGGCAGTCAACGCCACCAAGACCGCTCTTACGGCTTTGGGATTGAAACCAGTTACCGACCCACGCAATGCCCGACCGCTGTCAGTGATGATTGAATTGCCAACGCTCGATGCCTTCACATACAACGTGGGAGACATTCGACTAGTCATTCGTGTTCTTGCTGGCCCTCCGGGCAACCAAGACTCGGGTGATTACCTAATGACAACTGTTGACACGATTATGAACTCACCAATCGCCATAGTGGACGGAAGGCCATCTCTCGCTTCATACGGCGAACAGATGCTTCCTTGCTATGACATGACCGTTGCCGTAGCAGTACGGCGCAACTAACAAAAAGGAGCCACCAATGGCAACAACAACATTCCTATCCAACGCAACTATCAACATCACGCAAGGCATGACCACCACAGATATGTCTGATCAGGCAAATGCTTGTGCAATCACAATTGGTCAGGACTCACTTGAGTCAACAGCCTTTGGTGACACAGGTCATCGTTTCACTGGTGGCCTTCAGTCAGTAGATGTGTCAATTACTTTCTTCTTGTCATACGGCTCAGCAGAAGTTGAAGCAATCCTTGCATCATGCGTAGGCACAGGCACAACAACTCTTGTAATCTCTCCGTCTGGAACTACCGAGTCAGCAAGCAACCCTGAGTACACAATCGCAAACTGTATGCTCGCCAACTTCACGCCAATCAACTCAACAGTTGGCGAACTCGCAACCGTAGAGGCTTCCTTCACAGGCGGCACTTGGGTACGCGACGTCACAACATC